TCTCAAGTCTAGCGGGAGTCATGATGCTCATGCTGCTGCTCCCTTCGGCTTATCCGCATACTCGGCGAATAAATCCATCATCTCGTACATGAGATTCGTGCCTTTGTCGCGGTTCTCGGAACCGTTTGGCGTTAGCGTTATGATGCCTTCATCGCCCTTTGCCATATCGAAAGCACCCGCACCACGCACCGCTCTACCTGTCATCACAAACTCGCCGTCTGACAGCATCGCAGGTATGTCGTCACTGACTTCGGTTCCCGGCCCGTTGATCTTGCCGTCCATGCGCTGAAAGTCTGCTAGATCGACGTTCCCGCCTTCGGCAAAAGCCATCACGGGGCCACCGTATCTCGCACCCATAACTGGTTGCTGCGGTTCCTCCCTCGGCGTAGGTGTCGGCCTACCCCCGCTCAACGTCGGTATTGTTCCCGTTGGTAACAAACCAAACTCAACAGGGTTTGGCGCTTCTTTACCCATGCGACGGGCGATCTCGGCTTCGATGTTGTATCGGCCTGTTGAGCCTTCTTGTGTAAGTGGGGTTAGAGGGACACCGCGACGATTTTTCGCTTCATCGAAAGCTAATTTGCCTAGAGCGCCAGCAGCGCCTATAGCGCCTATTGTGCCCAAGCCACCCAAACCGCCGGTTCCGCCACCTAGACTGCCCAATGCACCTAAACCGCCCTGACCAGAGATTAAATTTGTAAGTTGAGACCCAACCCCCGTTTGAACGCCCAAAGCGTTAAGTATTTGAGTTGGAGTTGTTGCGCCATTCTTAATTGCTTGAGCCACAGCCGGAGCCGTTTGAGGATTGGCTTGTAGCGCCTGAACTTGTTGTGCAGGGCTTAAACCGCTACCAAGACCGATCATATTGGCAAGACCTTTGCCGGAGGCGGGGCCTCCGAAGAAAGTTGAGCCTGCACTGCCCAGCGGCCCACCACCGAGTAAGGCTTTGAGTTTCGCCGTGCCAGAAAGACCTTTGAGGCTGGCAAAGGGAGCGGTGAAACTACCTGCGGACGCGCCTCCTGCGATAGATGAAACTCCCGGTATCCCTAAGCTGCCAATCCCTTTTAATGCAGTCCCCGCTAAACCACCAACAGTTTTTGCTATCCCGCCCAAACCTACCTTACCTAAAGCTGTACCAGCCAAACCACCAATACCGCCGAGTGCCGCACCTAAAGCAGTTCCGACGCCGGGAATCAACATGGCAACAGGCGCAACTTTTTTAGCGACTTTCTTGATGCTTTTGAATGTTTTCTTGAACCAGCCAAACTCTTCCAAGCCAGTGATCGGATTCAGGCTTGCGATCCCCGCGCCTACAACATAAGTTTCTGGGTCTAAATCGAGTTCTTCGAACTTTCGACCAACAGCGGCCTCAAACTGAGCGTCGTCAAACGCTTCTGGAGGCAAAACCACCTCACCGACACGCAGGTGGGCCAATCTGGTATCACCGCCTCGGCCTTGTTCTGCGAGCATCATCGCTTGCTCTGCCATAGGCGCTTGACTTGCAACCGTCAAATTCTCAGTCATGCCCTCAAGCACTTCTTTTTCTACAGGGTCGTCCGCCATATCGCGTTCACGCATCAAAGCGCCAATCGCTTGTTCTAAATCTGCGTTGGAAGGTGCTGCCATCATTTCTGCGGCAGGATCTGCCATTATCAATTCAGCCGGTAAATCAACCTCACCGCCTTCTTGGAACCCCATCGGCATATCGTCGCCAATAAGAGCTGAGATCCTGTTCTGAAGCATCTGATCCATTACGGTGTACTCACGGTTACGGCCCCGACACCAGCAGTGATTGCCAGTCCCGTGGGGTACGTTTGATGACTGTACAAATCACGAAACTGTGTGCCGTCAAACGCTTGGTGAATTTCGGTCGTAGTATTGAAGATAATCGAGCCTGTTGCAAACTGAAGCTCAGCGATTTCGGTGGCAGAGAAGTGCGGTGAAATGGTGAAATCGACGGATGCAAGGTTCAATTCCAGCACTCTTACGAGGCGATTGAAGGTGCCAGAATCGACATTGACGCCTTGAGCTGTCGGCAGTCGAGTCTCAAGCAACCGACTCATTAGCGCCTGCCGCTAGGCTGTAAATCGATGCGCGTCGAACCCAGCCGCCACTTATACCCAAGCTGGTTCGCAGAGGTGGTGTCATCATCACTCTCGAACCGCAACACTACTTGCCTTGCGCGGCTTCGCACGTTGCTCAGTGTGCTGCTCTCGGTGACTTGCGTCGTAGAATCAGTCGTAAGTGTTTGGTTTGGAAAGTCACGACGCTTCAGCACAATGTTCATCGCAGGAGTGTTGGTCAGCCCAGTCGTCTTCACAAAAGCCACGTCGGGGATGATTCGTTTGACGAAGGCAAAGTTTTCACCCTCTGTGATGTCGAGGTCGCCTGATTCAATAAATACACCCGTCATTGGGTCTTGGTAATCATCAAACCCGACTTCGTGATTGAACAGGCATTGTGTGCTGCTCGTCGTTACACCTGCAATCGGTTGATCTTCGATGCCAGCATCTAGCCATGAGTAACGCACCAAGTTGCCAATAGACCAGTGGTTTTCCTCGTAGTTGTAGATCACATACCGACTAATCTCGCCCGTGCCATCTGTGATGCTGGGATAGAAAAACCACATCTCACCGAACTCGCTGTTCAGTCCCATAAAGCACTTGAAAGCCTGCCCCAGATCCAAGTCGTCAAAGACATACTCTTGCACCGTACAGGGCAGCTTTTGCACAGAGCCGTTGTAGAAATAAAAGCCGGTTTTGCTGGCAAAGTACACGCCGTTTGGCGCGTTGACGGCACCCTTCGGGCTGATCAGTCCAGAGCCTTCGTTGATGAGGTTCACGGCAAACGTCAGAGGTGGCCCGATAAAGTTCATGCTGTACAGGCTTGTGTCTGTCCAGATCAGGATCTCTTGCCGAGACTTCAAGCCGCCCACAATAAAAGAGCCTGACGAAAGCCTTACGTCACCTGCACTGTTTGTTGCAAGCGGCTCAAAAACAAGATCCTGCTCTGACGAACTGAACGCCACAAGCATTGGATCAATAACGCCTGTGCGAGAGCCGCTAGAGATGGGATCGGCACCAAGCACGATCAGATGACGGTCGGTTTCCGACGTGATGACCTGCAAGGCGACGGTAGGCACAAGGTTCGCACCTGTAACGCCAGACAGTTCCGCTGCGCGAGTGTTTGTGCCGTTGTCTTCGACCCACCGATAAATGCCACCACCGCGCACGTTTATGATCAGATTTTCACCAAAGTTGTCGTGCGTCCATGTACGAAGTTGGTTGAGTGCAGACACGGCGCTCGCAGAACCCCAAGTGCTTGCGCCCCAAGTACCAACACCCCAACCTGTGCCCTGCACATAGGTATCGAGGCCGACGTTGATCTGATACGAGCCGTCAACACCAGAGCCACCGTTACCCGAGTCGCTGCTGTTGGCTGTTACCGTCGCGCCCGAGGTGTCTTTGGCCGTGATTGTGTAAGTGTTTGTGCCTGTGACCAACAGTATTTGATACTCTTGGTTGAGCACGTCTGCGGTGATCAAACCACCCAGACTCACTGCGCCAGATATCGTGACGAAATCGTTTGATACTGCACCGTGACTGGAGTCAGTCACTGTAATAGTTGACGATCCATCTGTGGCGGAAAAGGTGATGGAGTTAGTTGACGTTTTGCGAATCGGGGTGATGTCGTAGTAGTTGTCGCCCTCGGCCACATAATACTTGAACGTCGTGCCGATTCCGATGTAGCGCGTCGCTGCGAGTGATATCCAAGAGTGCAGCGCACGACCGATACCAAGGAACGTGTTCGTGCCTCGCTTGAACCATCCGCCTACTTTTTCTGCTCGCCCCTTGCGAAACCGAATAAGATTACCGTCTACCCAACCACCGCTGTTGGCGTAATCGGTTTCTTCCTTATTGATCCCTGCGCGAAACTCTACTTTCGTCAGTGGCATATCGCATCAGGCCAATCGTATGATCGCGCCCGTCGCCGTAGGGCTTGGGAATACCACCGTGAAGTCTCCAGCCGTGCTGGTTTTGTCGCCGCCAAAATCGATGATTGCACAAGCCTTGTCTGACTGGGTGTCATTATAGATCATACACCCACGCGCCGTGACGGTTGCCGTGCTGAAAGTCAGGTCGGCAAAATCGCAAACGGCTGTTGTACCAGATGTAGTTGGCGTGACCGATGTGACGGTAGAGCCACCTGACGTGTAATTCGTGCCGCTGGCTTGACCTGTCGTTGTGAACGCTGTTGTCGAAGCACCAAGCGTGGCGCTCGACGTGTACAGAGCCAGCTTGAAAGCATTACCGCTAGTGGCTGTGAAATTGTGTGTGCCCACCAACAGCTCTTGCTTGAAGCTGGTTGGGATTGCCGAGGTGATCGCCATGTTAAAGCTCCTTGATGATTTTCGCCATGTCGCCATGCCCTTGGCTTTCGAGTAATCCGCGAACAGTAACTCGATCTGAAGCAATGGCACTTTTCATACCCATCAAGATTAGCGTATAAACTTGGTTGCGAAAAGCCTCGGCCTGAAGCCGAATATGCGGAGCCGCCTCTTCGCTGATGCCTAAAATTTTGCGTGTGGTTTCCTTGGCCCAAAACTCTGGGTCGTGACCTTTGTTTTCTGTGGTCGAAACCATCACTTGACCTAGCTCGAATCTTCCTTGTGACACATTTACCCCTTGTATGGCTCTGGGCTGATGATCGGTTCGACAGTTTCAAGGTTGTGCTTTTTGACCATGCTGGAAAGCTCAGAGCGGTCACACACGACCCACTCACCTTCTGGGTTTGGCATAGCAATCTTAGGATTCGACAGTCTGTGGTAGCCGTACAGACGCTCGTTGATATCGACGTTTTGATCCAACAACGAAGAGCGCGGACTCACGCCGACAGTGATACCCATCGCTATCAGCTTACAAAGCCAAAACTCCACGCAAGCTCGACCGGCCTCGGCAAAGTGCAGGTTCTGTCGGTAGGAAAAATCCATGCCGAACAGGTCAACGTGACCGACGTTGTTGAATGCAGCGAAAGCCAGTGAATAGGCCACGGTGGTGTTCATATAGGCGCAACGCTGGTCTTTGATCACCGCTTCGAGTGGGTATTCGACTAACGCTGGCACTCGCTCATCTAGCTGGCAAGTATAGATCGGTTTGTCGTAGGTGGGCAGCAAACGACGCATGACTTCGGTTTGGTTGCCTGCGTCGTCGGTATCGAGGAACCGGCTGGCCGGGTCGAGCATGAACACTCTGTCGCAATCAAACACCGACAGAGCCGAATTGATCGTCCAGACCTCATCCCACGTTTTGCTGTTTTCAACGCCAATCACATAATCGATCTGAGATGCTCCCAGACCGATAATTGCGACTTTTTTGCCTTCTAACTCTTCAAGTTTTTCCACTAAGTAACGCCTGTACGCAATAGATCGTATCTGAACTCGTCTCGCGTATTGCGACCCTCGCTCAGATTCTTCATTCGTCCAACGGCTTCTTTGAACCGCCCTTCGAAGTTTGCTATCACGTCAGGTGTTTCTTTGAGGAATACAGCGCCTTCAATCAACGTGCCATAGAGCAACGCATCAGGATGGTCTGTAGATAGGATCGTCGTCCCAGTCGTAGCGCCAGCGGTCAAGGACGCTGGTTTGTGTAGATAGTGCAGCTCAACTGTAAAATTACTGTTTGGCACTGGCGACAGCTCAAAAGCCGAATCATCAAACAGGCTGTAATACTTCGGTGTCCCAGTCGTCGTAGACGTGGGACTGTATTCTTTCAAGAACGAAGGGTGCTTGAAATCCAAATAGATGTATTTGCTGCTGCTGTTGATGATAGCCAGTGAAAACGGGGCAAAAAAATCAGACGGCGTCGCCAAAAACCTGTTGCCAGACGTTGCGGTGCCCTGCACGTTTTTGCGCTGCTCGGGTAGCTGAACCATCTTGAAGATTCGGCTCTCAGCCTCTTGAATGAAGGTGTCGAGCTGATTCGTGAATGTGGTTTCAGATACTTGCAGGTAGTCCTGCACAGCCGTTTTCAATGTCGCTAGGGTGAAACTCATGACGTGGTAACCTCCACACTGCCTACACTAACAGTGATTGCAAAAGTTTGCAAAAGTGTGCCGAGTTTACCATCGCCCACATTTGTGTACACCGTAAACACTGTGTTGTCATTGCCATCAGCGGCT